AAGAAGAAAAAGCGCTAAAAACTGCTAGAGCGGTAGGAGCGATTCTTTTCCTCTGGCGAGTAGTTGGGGATTCTTTTGCGTATCTTAGCTACGGCATCTTCCCTATCTAGTAGCATAGAACAGATATAAACTAGGTTATACGGCCTGGGGCTATCTTCAAAAAAGAAGTTATACAGGTCTATCTTAAAGAAGTCCGGCAGTTCTTTTGCTGGAGAACAATAGTCTGCAATAGCTCTGTCTATAACTGCTAGCCATAGCAATACTTCCGGCAATACTGGCGCGTCTACATATTCCGATTGTAAATCATTCATTCTGATTTCGTAATCTTTTGGCATTGGACTAAAGCTAAAAAGTCCTCCAAGTACATCGTTACAAGCCAGGGCCGATTGTTCTTACGGTGGCATACTATTGGAGTTTTGTCACCGCAGTCTCTTGTAGCTTGGTCAATAGCCTTGTCTACATTTAAATTCTGAACCCGCTTACATTCGATGTGGTAATCAGCTAATTCGGTGCAAACTACATCAGAGTCGCCAGCCTTACCGCAGAACTGTTGGGTGCGCCTAGCAGTAAATCCATGCTCCTTTAGCTTGTTTGCAAGCTCTCGTTCCCCTGCCGCTCCTTTAGCCCTTGAGTTTGTCATAAGGTTCCGTTACAGTTATCAATACATAGAAGAGGTAACTCTTCAGCTGTCTAAAAGCCACTCTTTTCCCGCCAAGGTCTGAGTGGTTTTTTTTTGCCTTCAAGCTAATAGTAAATCTTATCACTGTTAGCTACTGACCAGCGGTTACAATCCTCTGCTGACCAGATTGTATCGAGTGTAGCATATTCCTTTGTCGGTGCAGTCGGATTATTTCCGATAAAGAAAGCGTCTTTGAAAACGAGTCTGTTGGTAGGCAAAGCTGCAACTTGTCCGTTATCAAGCAGAATGACGTGGGCACACTTGTTTTGATCGGGCTGTAGCAGGAAAGCAGACTCAGACTCAGAGTCGGGCAGCCAGTCAATCGTAAACCAGTAAGTACCAGACACTTTAGTTTTGTCTTTGAGGATTGCGTCACATTGATAGCCTTTTAGCATATCAAAGGTAGTTACAACGGGGCGGTAACTGAAACAATCCCATAGTTGAAGTAGGTCCAGAGGGTACTTAGAACAGTCCCCGTCAATAGTGTCATGCCAAAGCCAATGCAAAGGAATATGACGAAAGTGAGCACCTGACTCAAGTAGGACGTGGAACTGTAGCGCTCTCGCTTTGTAGGATTGTATTGCGAATGCGTAACCATGTTCAAAACCTTCTTTACCGTTTAAGTTTTTAGCTTCTATCCAGATTTTTAGGGGCGGTATATCTGCGTTCATTGCTGCTCCTTCGGCGGCTCACATACAATTTGCTTGATTGTAAAAGATTCTAATATGCCTTGTTTAAATTTTAAGATTTCTTTCTTAGCTTTTTTTAGCCGCTCTTCTTTTGCGTGTAACTTGCCAGCACGAATTGTTAAAGCCCGATCCTTTCTGCATAACTCTTCTTCCCGCTCTGCAAGTCCGTCAAATCTGTCTTCAAAATAGTTATATAACCCATTTTTGTAGCCAACTATAAAAGCGTTTTTTATATGTTCAAGAGTATCGTCTGATACATTGTAACAATACATTATTTGCCGATAGTACTTAACTGCTATCTCAGTAAGTTTTTTTTCTTCTTGCTCATCCAAGTACTGATACATTATTCCTCCTCCTTCGGCCTATCAGGTAGCGGCATCCAGTGGGTGACGTCAAAATCTTCAAAGTCTCCAAAGCACCACTCAAACATTTCTACGTTGTTAAACTGCGGATATTGCAATTTAGGCGGCTCAAATTTTTGCAGATAAGCCACTTCATAGCCATTGTCATACCAAACAAGAACCTCTTGTCTAAGTTCCGGCAGCCTATCTTTTACGCTAATCCAACCATTTACATCCACCATTTTCCCCATGTCGAGAATATGCTCGCAGGTATCTGGCATCATCTTGCTGACGTCAGCAAGCTGATCCTGTAGCTCTTGCATCTTAGCTTCAGCCTCTTCTAGTGCTGCGTGCGCGTGTTCCTGTGCTGCTTTGTAGCCAGCGAGAAATATATGTTTTGTTGCCTCTTGTCTTATTTCTAATATTGGATCTGGATAGTCACAATCTTTGTGCCAATCAATAGCCCACTCCTTTGCTAATTGCTCCGGTGTTTTATTCATCTTTTAAATCCTTTAGTAAGGGATTGTTGTTCAATACCTCCTCTGCAATCTCTTCACTATGCTTGTGCAGGTACTCCTCTATAGTCATGCCAAGAATATCTTCCAGCGTGACATTCTCAACATTGTTAGTGCCTTGCTTTTGTGCTGCTTTGTATCCTTCATACCAAGCTATGTTAATATCGTTTTTGCTTATCTCTACGCCGTCAAACTTTTCGCCGTAATCGTATGCCATCTCTTCAGGTGTTTTCATTTGTCATCTCTCCACTCTTCCATCTCAGGCAAGGGCATCCAGGCGATAGCTTCGGAATGCTCCCACTTCTCAGACCAGCTCTTCTTGCTTATTGCATAGTCAAATGCAAGCCAATAATCGCCGTTGCGTTTATCTCTCAGCTTCACAAGCACATCAACACGCTTTTTCGGCATGGCTTCTCCGACCGGAATCCATCGAGGCTGCGCTGCTTTGTAGCCAGCCCTATAACAATCCATGCCAACATAATATGAAACGTCATTACGAGCTTTAAGCGAAACATACAAAACCGCTTGGCGATCAAGCTCCTCTGCCATTTCTTCAGGTGTCTTGCTCATCTTGTTCCTTTGCTACTGGTATAAGGTCTGTCAATTTTACGCCAAATACGTCTCGTGGAAACATCCCCATTAAGCCTTCAGTTCTAAGTATAGCGGTTACGCTGCCATCCTCCTGTTCTGTGTAACCAATAACGATGTATTCAACTGCAGATTCTTCGTTATCATCCAACTTCAATTTATATGTACCTGGTGGGCATTGTTCGATTGCTTTTTGAACAGATTTTGGCCTGCCCCCAACCCACTCTATCCATGCTTTAGCTTCAAATTCACTCACGTCTACCTCTCAAACGATTCCATATCCCACAGCTTATCCTGAGAGACAAACCACGCCTCTTTATAGCCCCCAGGATTAGCCCTAACGCCTCTTTCTAGTGCCAGATAGCCTTCGAGCCAGCCCAGCAGTTTAACGCTACAGCGGCTCACATAGGTGAGTATGTAGCGCCTATCTGTTGGGTCATTATCTCTAATGACTAGCTTGCCATCCTCTTTTCGCACTGCCCTCACCTCTATGTCATGCCCACAGTCTGCAACGTCCTTAAACGTGCCATGAGCTAGCTGTACTTTTCTGCCTAGCCACTGAGATACTTTTAGCTCTGCTAAAGCCCCTACAGTGTGTATTTCTAGCGCATCAAGCACAGACTTAACCGGCCTTCTATCCTTACAGCCTAGTAGTTCTGCTTCGTATTGCCTAACTTCGGCAGACTTTACAGCTACAAGCATTTCCTGAAAGGTGTAGGGCAGTGTAATCATGGCTAGAATGGCAGATCATCCATGTCTATTTCTTCGTGCTTTGCAGCGCTCTTTTCCCCGCTGAAACCTCCAGACGCCATGTGCTCTACGTCATGCTCTGCCCTGTTACTAGCGTACTTTACAGCCTGTTGAAGAAGCTCAATAAGCTTTTCAACCTCTTCTTTATACAAATACTTAGTTTCTACATATTCTCCGGTCTGTTTGTTTTTGTACGTCTTGCGAACGGTAAAGCTATAACCTCCGTTTTTTGCTGACCATACAGCTACATCAATGCCCCTATCTCTAAAGTTTTGAACTGGCTTATTCATACTTTTTTGCACCTTGTTAATAATTTTGTCTAATACTGTGTTTAACTTTACAAACTGTTGTTTTTTCTGATATTCTGAACTCCTCATATATTCTTGGCCCCGTTGATTATTAAGTTAATCTTCGGGGCTTTTTATATCCCTCACTACATCTAGAGCCCAGCGCAAACCGTCCTCTTGCCCTTTTTCAAACTCAGAGAGCGGCTCTTTGCTGGTTTCTAGTAGGTTAATAAGCTTCTCAATCACGTCGATTGCTAGATTTAACTCGTTCAATGTATTGTTCAAAAGCGTCTCCTATTATGTCTGTTAATCTCAGCCTGTTGCGCTTCGCGTAATTCCGCAAAAAGCTCACAAATCGTTTTTCCACAATCACTGTAAACCGTACTGCCCCGTCTCTGGGTGCATCGTCTCGCTTTTCTTCTGTCATACCCTACTACTCCTTTTAGTCTAACTAATAATCTTAGTCTCTTACGCTTCCACAGCTTGTTCATCTTTGACATCCTCCGTAATACACTGAGTTAATCGCTCTAATTTAATTGGCGACCGCCATATTGATTCTGTTATTGCTTTGGCTCCGCAGCTTTTCAGATATCTGTCTGCTGCTAGCCGCTGCTCGCCATCCAGCCTAGACGTATCGTAGAAGGTGGGAATGCGCCTTGTTTTAGGCTCGTCTGGCTTCCTTACTTCTATGATATCGCCATGTACTGTGTGGTCGATTGGTGGCGGCTCATACGCTTTAGGCGGGGCAAACTCTGATGGCATCTCTTCTGCTGTATAGAGTCCTCCCAGCTCGTTAATGAACGCCTCTCTGATAGCTAGTGACTTCGCGCACTTTGACAACATTATACTTGGCATCTGAGCCCATATGGGAGTCTTCTTCCCATACTCAGCCATGTAAGCCGTTGCTATGCTAGGGAAGCGCCTGTCTTTGCGGTAAACCTTAGCCGTTGCAGCAACTAACTGGCCTTTTTCGTCCCGCTCAAACTCAACCTCCATGCCGTCAAACTGTGGGTGACTATTAGCTATCTTTAGGAACCCGTTGATTCCCGTCATTAGCTGCAAGCGTCCCCCTGCCTTAATCGCCCAAATCTCTTTGGTTGCTGGGTTTAAGCCAGTCGCCCTACACATCTCAGCAAACAACACAAATTCAGGGTCAGTTAGCCCTGGAGCTACTGTATTCCGTAATGCGTTCAGCATCTCTACATTGTTTGTTGTAGTTAGTTCTTTACTCATAATTTTACTCTTCAAATTTTTCAGGTGTGGCGTTATAGATTACATCGTCGATGTCTTCTAAAAGTGATTCCGTATCTTGCTGGCATTCTACTGACAGATCGTTCCAGCCTTGCAATGGATCGAACACGAGCCGACCATCATCAAGTCGACTAGCCTTGACGGTAAACTCGTGCCCGTTACGGTGCTTTAGTTTGTAGTATGGATAGCTTATTTCTAGTAATGTCATCATATATTCCCTCTTAATTGTATACAGCTTGTGTACAGTATCAGTATACAGCACTCAGCGCTAGTACTTTTTTTGCGTATTGTTGTCCTTCAGCACATTTTACCCGCCCACAGTTGTAGACGGTTAAAGCACGCTGCAAGTCCCCATGCTGATCAAGCTCTTCGCGTAGGATCCTAGCTCCACAACGTAGGTTGTAGGTCGGATCCCACAAATGATCAGCGTTAGGTAGTCCACAGCGTTTAGCGTTGAAAGGCATGATCTGAGCTATTCCACGAGCCCCAACCGGCGATACCGCCTTAGGGTTGTAAGCACTCTCGACCTTAACTAATGCTTTGAGTACTCGCCTGGGTATTCTGTGAGCATCAGCGGCTCGCTCTACCTCTGCCTCTAGAACGGCCCTAGACGCCTCCACAGGACGCCGTAACAAGCGCGCCTGATGATAGACTAGGGTTTCAGGTAGCGAGACGTAGCAAGCCGCTACGACTAGGGCAGCAACTATCCAGCCGCTACCCTGATCGCTGCTCATTTACGCCCCACAGTTGCTTGCACAGCTCTAGCAGGGTCATCTCCTAGCACATAGACTCTAACGCCTATGATGCAGGTTATGACGCCTACAAAGAAACAAACATGCAGGACGGTCACAGCAATCCCCGTAGGGGTGAATAGTAGTTCCTTGATTGCTTTCATGGTTAGCTCCCCTGTACGTCTGTAGTCGGTTTAGAACAGTCTGCCCAAAGGTAGCACTTGAGCGGCGTGTTAGTAGTGCGCTGTGATTCTTGACGCTCATCGACACGAGTTATCCACAGTTTTCCACCAGCCTCTATACCCGTACATCCAGATACAGCGGCAACAATTAGCCCCAATAGTCCTAACAGTATTTTTCTCATATATCCTCTTTTGTCTTACACGTTAAACAACTACCTACCCCAACCTAGATCGAGCCCCCTCATTGGCTGGCCTAATCCATCGTTAGGCACCACACGTTGAACAGTCTCGCTTCCGGTTAAGTCTCTATCCCACAAATTACGCTGTGGGCGCGTGGTGGTTACAATGCTGTAACCTGTACCCCAAGGGCCGTTATCCTGCGGTATAGGCAATACTGGCTGTGTTGGTAGCCCGTAGGATGGCGCTGGAGTAGCCATAGGTAGTCCAAAGTGTTGCCGGTAAATCTGGCACACGCTATCACACTCTTGAGCTAGTGCCGTTACTGGCAGGAAGGCTAGGGCTATAAGTATTTTTTTCATAATGTTTTTTCCTTTATGCTTTTACTAACTCTTTTAATTTGCCAGCATACTCATAGCTGTAACAATCAGTATCCGAAAAGATGACATGATCAAGCAATTTAATGCCCAAAACGTCACCAGCCTGTCCAATTTTTGCCGTCACCCTGTCATCCTCTGCCGACCTGGCAACGTCTCCGCTAGGATGATTGTGCGCTAGGATCACTGCGCAAGCCCCTAGCATTACAGCACGTTGAAACACCTCGCGAGGATGTACGGGACAGCTATTAGCGGTGCCAGTAGAAACAACCGAATAACCAATTGGCGAGTGCTTACCGTCAAGATAAAGCGCTATAACATGTTCTTGCGAGTTGTTTGGCGCGACCTGCCGCAAAAACTCAACCACGCCGTCAACTGATTTAATAGTCGAGTAGGTTTGTGCTTTGCCGTAGTTTATATTTACTTCTCTGATAATTAGTTCGCTCATATATTCCGTTCCTTATTGGGCTTAATTGCCCCACCTCACAAGCCTAGCAAATATGATGACCTGTGTACAGCTATTAGTTTCGGAATAATGAAAAAAATCTTGAGAGAATTATGCCAGGAGCGTATAACTGGCTGAAACAATAAAAAAACCACCTCTACCGGCTAAAGTAAAAGGTGGTTTAAGGATGAATCGATATGGGAAATAATAGCAAATCCTCGCCTTTTTTCAAGGTATTAAAACAACACAAAGAATTAGGCTTTGACGGCATGGTGTTTCTCGCCTATGTCGCAGAATTTGAGTCGCAGGGGCTTCACTGCTTTGTCAGTCGCGCCAAGATAAGCGACGACTTACCTATAAGCGAATCAGGGGCACGATACCTTATCAAGCGGCTAGTGCAGCAAGGATACCTCCAAGTTAAATATGAGGGCCGAAAGCGCTATCTGAGCACCACAAACAAAGGGGGCAGAATTAAACCAGATCAAGATGCGAAGGGGGCAAATCCTGCACCCAGAGGGGGCACGATTAAACCAGATGAGGGGGCAGAATTAAACCAGATGAGGGGGCACGAAAGAACCAATACAAAGAATCATAACAAAGAAACAATACAAAGAAACAATTACAAAGAAAACGCTTTTAATGGTTACACTATGGAATGGAACGAAGAAAAGAAAGCTATGGTTAGGCGTAAAGCCAATTAAACAGCCCTAGAACGGCTCAGGTTGAAAGATAATGCTACGGGGTAGGGTTACCCTTAGGCTACAAGTTGGATGCAACCTAGGGGGTTTTAGAGGGTTATTATAATGAATGGTGTTTTGAAAGTTATTAAGCTTTAGAATAAAAAGTTTCCATGTTTGTTACAAATTCCATAAAAGTTTCACTGCGAAAATCGCTTGGCAAGCTTGGGAACTTCATCCAGTATAAAAAGTCGGCATAATCCCAAATCCCTTGTTTGTGAATATCCCAAACTCCAATTAAAGGATCTTTAACATCGGGCTGAAACAATTTGGCATCATAACCTACAACCAAACCGCCTAAACCCTCTTTGGGTAGCCAAAGTTGGCACAAACCGTCATCCTTGCCTGGTAGTCGTTCAGATAATTTAATCCATTCCATGGTTAGTTAACCTTACAAAAATGTTCCGTACCAAACCAAACGCTAGTGAAATATATATTCTCTTGGCCTATATCGTGGATAATTACCTCCCCAATACGAGACAAATCACTAACATCAACTTCGCGATGTTTTAAGCACCGTTTGGCCATTTCAAATTGCGTGCTAACTGTGTGTGTTTGTTGTTTATTCATATATTCTACCTCGTTGCTAAATGGTTTTCTTGCTCATATCTGTTTATTTAATAACTGCGAATTTATTTTCATCAACTTCCACCCAAGTATCCCAAACAGGAGACCAGTGAACTGGCACAACTTCGCCAACATCAACCGCATTAAAAATTTCGCCCGTTTCATTCTCGTAGTACCAATCGTTGTAATAACCAACACTACCCGTTTTTACATTCATAAAAGTTGTTTTCTTGCTCATATCCTACCTCGTTACTAAACAGATTATGCCAACTATTGCCGCAACCAGCGGAGATACTATCGGTAATGCTTTATCGAGTGTTTTGATGCTCATATGCTTTCTCACTTGTTGCGGTAATAGTTTATAATTCGAAGCATGCTCGACTGAGTTATACCAAACCACTCAGCGCAACGTGCGACTGTCAAAAAGTCATTTACATAACTTAGGTACATGTTTTCGGTGAGATATAACTTGTATTTGTATTTGCTCATATATTCCCCTGTTAGTTACACTTTAACCAAAAATACATCGCCGTCTTCCTGCTCTAAGTAGTACTCGCTACCACCACGAACAACACGCACGTTAGCCAACACCTCCTCCCACACTTCCCAATAGTCAGCATGATCTGGGCCAGCCAATAGGATCTCTCTCTGCTCATCAGTGGCCATATCAGCACTGCTAGCTAGTACAGCGTAACGCTGTGGAACATATACGCCGTAACTGCCATCAACTACGCACACTCTGTCAAATTCTGGAAATGTATTCATATATTCTCCGTTACTGGGACTATTCCCGATTCACAACTACAATCATGACATATATGATTCGCTGTGTACAGCAATAGTTTCGGCATTATGCAAAAAAAGTTTAGAGATATTTTCTGCTACGAGATATCAATAGGTTAGCAAAGAGGCTTGCGGTATCTGCACACAGTAACGTACTCTGGTTAGTGTGTGGATCAGCGGTAACCATTATCCAGATAGCTATCAGGACAGGAAGATGAGGCGACAACGCTCCGCTCGAATTAAGACGGGTCACTATCATACTTTGCCCCAAGCAGCAGGTAATCTCTATCAGGCAGTACGCAAGCAGCTAGGCCTCACGCGCAACGCTATGGCTACGCTGCTAGGCATAGAAGATGAGCAGCTGAGGTATCGTGAGCGGTTCAAACGCATGTATCACCCTTGCGAAGTAGCAGCACTACAGCAGGCAAGCGGCATGACATGGGATGAGTTCGGTAAGTTACTCAATGATATCGCATAGTTACCTATGGTGTGTGGCTAGTTTATTAGTTTTGTAATTCTAGTTAGGTAAATATAGGTAGTAAATTCAGAGGGTTATCTGGGATTCGTGGCTACAATTTCCGTTTCTGAAACAAATTTGAAAACTCGCGAGGTACCGGTTAAGTGTATACCCAACCATCCACAAAAAATTCCGTTCCAAGTATCTCAAACATCATTTTACCAATAGGGCATAAAAAGTATGAGCGAGGACGATTTAAAACGAGGCGAAGATATTGGGGCTGAGGCTATTATAAAAATTCCCAAAATATCACCTGTTCAGGAATCCTTAACACCTGAAGTGCTACCCCCTATAATGCGCGAGGTGCCGCAGACTAGGGAGCACCAAAGGGATGAGCAGTTAGCTTTACAGATACGCGATTTAGGGCGTCTAGGGCTGTCTAAGAGCAGCGCAGCACTAGCGGCTAGGATTACCCCTTACTTGCTGGATAAGTATTACTCTGAGGAGTTTTTAGAGGGCCAGAGTCAGATGCAGAAGGGGCTAGCTACGGTGGCTATAGAAGAGGCTATGAATGGGAATACGCCTATCCTGCTTCATTTGCTTAAGACTAAACTAGGCTGGTCAGAGCAGCAGACCCTAGAGATTACGGGCGAGATTAGGAGTGTGGTTAGTGCCAAGCCGATGTCGAAGGAAGAGTTCGTCCAAAGGTATCTTACCCAAGAATCAGAGGATTGAGTACTA